CGCATCGAGCATGGCTGGTCGATCGACGAAATCCTCCAGAAGCTGCGCCAGCTGGGCCAGGGCGAGGTGTCGCGATCGGCGCTCGGCCGCCACGTCAAATCCCTGGAAGAGATCGGCGCGCAGCTGCGTCACAGCCGCGAGGTCGCCCAGGCGCTGGTCGCCCAGGTCGGCGACGCGCCCGAGGATCGCGTCGCCGACCTCAATATCGAGCTGATGCATTCGATGATCCTGCGCCTGGTGACCGCCACCAATGATGAGGGCGATGGCCAGCCGATCCTGCTGGGGCCGGAAGAGACGATGTTCATGGCGCGGTCGCTCCAGGCGCTGGCGGGCGCGAAGAAGACGAACACCGACATGGTGCTGAAGGTGCGTGTCGAGGCGACGAAGAAGGCCGCCGAAAAGGCCAGCGCCGCCGTCAAGGCACGCGGTTTGGGCAAGGAAACGGCGGACTGGATTTATCAGGAAGTGCTTGGGGTCGCGGGCTGATGCTGCGCGAGCCCACCCCGGCGCAGCGCGCGGAAGAGCGCGCGATCGCGGAGGAGACCTTCGGCCAGATGCCGCGCAGCGCCGTGATGCTGGCGTACCAGGTCAAGCCGCTGACCCGGCTGCGCGCGGGCGTGTCGTTGCTGGTGATCGAGAAGTCGCGACGCATCGGCCTGACCTGGGCGATGGCGGCCTTTGCCGCGCTGACCGCATCGTCACAGGCGTCGGCCGGTGGCGATAATTGCTGGTACATGGGCTATGACATGGAGATGGCGCGCGAGTTCATCGACACCTGCGCCATGTGGGCGCGCGTGTTCGGCCTCGCCGGCGCCGAGGTCGATGAAGAGGTGCTGGAAGGCGACGGCGACAAGCCGGTGATGGCTTTCCGCATCAAGTTTGCGTCCGGCTTCAAGATCGTCGCCCTTCCATCCGTGCCGCGCGCGATTCGCGGCAAGCAGGGTAAGGTGCTGATCGACGAAGCGGCCTTCCACAAGAGCATCGGCGAAACGCTCAAGGCGGCGTTGGCGCTGCTGATGTGGGGCGGCCAGGTCATCGTCTGGTCCACCCATGATGGCGTCGATAATCCGTTCAATGTCCTGATCGACGACATCCGCTCCGGCCGCCGCAAGGGCGAGGTCGTGACGATCGACTTCGACGCGGCGATCGCGGATGGCCTCTACGAGCGGATCGCCCTGGTCGCGGAGGTGAAAGGGCGCACCATCCTGCCCAAGGCCGAATGGATCGCGGACATTTTCGCCACCTATGGCGACGCCGCCGACGAAGAGCTGCGCTGCATCCCCAGCGCGGGTGCCGGATCGCTGATCAAGCCGGAATATATCACGGCCGCCGAGCATGACGAGGCGGGCCTTCCAGAGCTTTACAGTGGCGGGCTCTATGGCATCGGCCGCGACGTCGCGCGTCGGCGCGACGGCCAGATCATCCTGGGCGGCGAACTGATCGACCGGATATGCTGGCTGCGCGACGAATATAATGAGGTCGGCCAGACCTTCGCCCACCAGGATGCCTATTTCAACACGCTCATGTCCACGCGCCCCGTCATGCGGGCAAAGATCGACCAGACCGGCATGGGCGAAAAGGTCGTCGAAGATCTCATCACCCTGCATGGCGACCGCGTCCAGGGCGTGCTGCTGACCGGGCCGAACCGGGTCAGCCTGGCGCTCAGCCTGGCGCGCGCATTCGAAGCGGGCCTCATGCGCATCCCTGCCAATCGTCCGGACATCCGCGCCGACCTGCGCGCCATAAAGCGCAAGGGCAGCGATGAAGCCGGCACCTTGCGCATCGTCAACGAAGGCGCCGTCCATGCCGACTGGTTCTGGGCGCTGGCGCTGCTGTGGGCCGCCCTGGACGGTGACCTCCAGCTGATCGCCTATCTCAGCGTTCCCAAGATCCGCTTCGGCGAGGGTGGCGGCACGCTCGACGCCTTCCAGCGCCGCCATCCCCACGCCGAAAAACATCACAGCCAGCAGGGCCTTCGCGGCTTTGGCCACGGCGCCTACTGATCCGGAGCATTCCATGGCCAACGACCTATCCCCTTTTCAGTCCGCACAGCCGCCCGCTCTGGTCGATGCCAATGGTCGGCCGCTGCGCCAGGCGGCGCAGGTCATGGCGCGCGAATTGTCTGCCCCGACCATGGCGGGCGTGCGGTCGATCTATGCGAACCATCCCGCCCAGGGCCTCGACCCGCTGCGTCTGACCCAGATATTGCGCCAGGCCGAGACCGGGGACGCCACCGCCTATCTGGAGTTGGCGGAGGAGATGGAAGAAAAGGACCTCCATTATCTGGGTATCCTGTCGACCCGCAAACGCCAGGTGTCGCAGTTGCCGATCACGGTCGAGGCGGTCAGCGACGATCCAGAGGACGAAGCCGATGCCAAGCTGGTGCGCGACTGGACCGAGCGGCCGACGCTCCAGCTGGAACTGTTCGACATTCTCGACGCGGTCGGAAAGGGCTATAGCGCAACCGAGATCATCTGGGACACCAGCGAGGCGCCCTGGCTGCCCGACCAGCTGAAATGGCGCTTCCCGCAATTTTTTGAATATGACCGGGTCAGTGGGGAGCAGCTGCTGCTCAAGGGTGGCGAGGACGGCGTCGCTGGGCGGCCCGAACCGCTGCGACCCTATAAATACATCACCCACCAGGTGCAGGCGAAGTCGGGCCTGCCGATCCGGGGCGGGCTCGCCCGCATCGCGGCATGGGGCTACCTGTTCAAGAATTTCACGATCAAGGACTGGATGACCTTCCTGGAGGTTTATGGCCTGCCGTTGCGCGTCGGCAAATATCAGAACGGCACTAGCGAGGACGACATCCGCAAGCTCGCCCAGGCCGTCGCCCAGATCGGGTCGGATGCGGGCGCGGTGATTCCCGCGTCGATGATGATGGAGTTTGTGCAATCCAATGGCGGCACCGCCAACCCGGAAATGTTCCGGAACATGTGCCAATATCTGGACGACGCCCTGTCGAAGGCGGTGCTGGGCCAGACCAGCTCCGCCGATGCGAAGGCCGGCGGGCTGGGATCGGGCCAGGCCGATCTGCACAGCGAGGTGCGCAAGGATATCGAGAGCGCCGACGCGGCCCAGCTGTCCGCCACGCTGATGCGCGACCTGGTCGTGCCGATCGTCATGTTCAACCGGGGCCGCCGCAAGCGCTACCCCCGACTGATCATCGGTCGGCCCGACCCGGTCGATGTGGAACAGGCGCTGAAGGCGATCGGTCTCGCGCTCGATTTCAGCATCCCGGTGGGCATGTCCTACTTCCGCAAAGTGAGCGGCATCCCCGAGCCGAAGCCGGGCGAGGAGTTGCTGAGCAAGCCCGCGCCACAGACGCCCGCAGCAGGCCCTGAAGGCGAAAGTGGGGCGATGGTCCCTGAAAAGCCGCCGACCAGCCTCTTAGACCCTTTTAAACCAGCTTCTGGCGGCAAACGGCAACGGGAGGTCGCCGCCGCTGCGCAGGAGCGCAAGCCCGATGCGATCGACACCATGGTCGAGGAGGCGCTGACCGACTGGCAGGGCATGGTCGATCCGCTGCTGGGATCGTTCGATGAGCTGATCGCCAGCGCCACGTCGATGGAGGAAGTGCGCGAGCTGCTGGCGATGAAGGCCGGCGACGTGATCGCGGCGATGGATGTCACAGCGATCGTCCAGCTGGGCGAGCGCGTGGGCTTTGCCGGCAAAATCGCCGGGCTGGTCGAGAAGCCGGGGAGATGATCCTTCACAACGATGCGGAGCCTCGTTGTGGTTGTTGCGGTGTCCCCATAGCAGAGGTGAACGACCTGCGATCGGGTGTCGCGCAGCGCATCTGCAATTTTCATGGTATTCGCCTGGTCACGGGATCTGTTGACCAGGCCAACGCTGTCTGGCGTTGCGAGAAGCACGTTGATCGTCTCCCTTGCTGCATCGTCGGATGTAGGCGCACATTCTCAATGCGCGGCGACGATACCTACCGCACCCGGATCTTGTGCAGCCGTCATTGGCGATCAGCGCCGAAATATATGCGCGACGCCGTAGCTCGCGTCCGCCGTGAGGCAAAGCGTTCCGGGTGGACCATGCGCCAGCACCGCCGCCATGCACGGCTTTGGGAACGGTGCCGTCGCGCAATTGAAAACGGCGCGACGCTAGACGAAGCTGAGATTGCCCGACTGTTTGGCTGGGCGGAACCGACATGACCGGCCCCGAAGACCTCCCGTCCGGCGGCGTGCCGCCCGAGGAGGCGATCGCCTTTTTCCGGTCCAAGGGGTTTCGCATCGGCTTCAACTGGCAGGATGTGTTCAAGGCCGAGCATGTGCGCTGGTTCACCGTGGCCAAGGCGATGTCGCGCGACCTGCTGGAAGACATTCGCGAGGCGGTCGACAAGGCGATCAGCGAAGGCACGACGCTGGAGACGTTCAAGGCCGAGTTGCGGCCGAAGCTGGAGGCCAAGGGTTGGTGGGGCAAGAAGATCATGCTCGATCCGGCGACCGGCCAGCATGAGATGGTCCAGCTCGGCAGCCCGCGCCGGCTCAAGACGATCTTCAACGCCAATGTCCGCACCGCCTATCAGGCGGGCAAGTGGGAGCGCATCCAGCGCACCAAGAAGGCCTTTCCCTATCTGGAATA